AGAGTCAAGCAGCAGCAGAAAATCAAAAGTTAATGATACAGAATTTACAAGCCCGTAATGATTCTATTAATCAGGCTAGAGACAGAGCAGATAAAGAGAGCCCGATGGCTGCACTTAACAGAAGAGTAATTATCTTTGTCATACTAGCTCTTATTATATTTACACAAGTAGCACCAGTATTCTTTGATGTACCTACTATAGTACCTACTGTAATAGAAGGCTTTAGTATTCTAGGTTTTCAGCTTACACCTGATATTATTGAGTATGTTAAGTTAGAGGCAGGTGCTGTACTTAAGATGGATGAAATCTTTGGATGGGCGACAATGATTATAGAGTTCTACTTTGGTGCTCAATTAGCTAAGGGGAAATAATGACATATAGAGAAATTATTAACAGCGTATTAAGAAGACTAAGAGAGGATACAATAGACTCTGATTGGTCTGGTAACTTATATGATTCTGTAACGGTAACAGATTATCAGAAACTAATAGGTGAATTGGTTAATGATTCTAAAAAGAATGTAGAGTCTTATAATGACTGGAATGCTTTAAGAGAGACATTTAATATTAAAACATCTTTAGGTAATATGCAATACACACTAGGTGATGCTACTAAAGGTGCTGGTGTGACATTTAAAGTATTAGATGTAATCTGTCAAGATACAGGACAAGTATTAGACCAAGTGCCTAATGACTGGCTTAATGAACAAGTGTTTCCTATAGCTAATGCTGCTACTGGTAAACCTACTTATTATGCCTTTAATGGTATCTCACAAGCAGGTACAAACAGAGAACCAGACTTTAATATTGATTTATATCCTGTTCCTAATTCTACACAAACAATCTCAGTTAATATTGTAGGTGCTCAACAAGAACTTAAGACAGCCTCTCAGGTCCTTAGAGTTCCTTCACAGCCGGTTATTCTTGGTGCTTGGGCTCGTGCTATTAGTGAGCGTGGAGAAGACGGTGGAAGCCTATCTAGCTCTATTGCAGCTGAGGCTAGAGATTCTTTAAATATTGCAGTACAATTAGATGCTGGCAATATGGAATATGAAAGAGACTGGGTAGTCGTATAATATGGCATTAGAAGCTAAACAAATAAACTCTGTATCCTTAGATACCATTGGTGTCAACGGTATAGACACACAGACTACTGCGACAGCACTAGGTCCTAATTGGTTTACTAAAGCAGATAATGTTGTGTATACAGAAGGTGGTAAAGTAGCTTTTCGTAAAGGATTAAAGCAAGGTACTCTAACTGGTGGTGCTAAAGTTGGTTCTATGGCAGAACATTATGATGGAACAAATCATTTAATATTTGCTGCTACAGTAGGAAACATATATACTTTAGATTTAACAGATAAAGATAACGCTTGGACAGCTGCATTTGCTACTGGTGCGTCTACTTCTGATTGGCAATTTACTAACTTTAATAATGAATTTTTTGCTGCTCAGTATGATGAAGATTTATTACACTATGCTTCAGGAAGCTGGGGATTAGCAAAGAATGATTCAGGCTATCAAGCTCCTGCTGGAGTAACTACTTTTAACCCTAGCACAATATTAGGATTCTACGGAAGACTATGGGCTGGAGGCATTACAGAAGAAAATGATGTTTTATACTATTCTAAATTATTAGATGGTCATAAATGGGGAAGTGCTGGTGGTATTATAGATTTAAAATCTGTATGGGGACACGATGAGATTGTAGCTATACACGATTTTGCTGGTAAGTTAGTAATATTTGGTAAAGAAAATATAGTCATATACAATAATCCTGATATAATAGCAGATATTGTTTTAGATGAAGTAATTAGAGGGATAGGATGTATTTCTAGAGACTCTATACAATCTATTGGCGATGATTTATACTTCTTGTCTGACACTGGTGTTAGGTCTTTATTTAGAACTACTCAGTTAGACAAACTACCTCTAACAGAAAAATCTATAACTATTAAAGATGAGCTAATAGCAAACATTACTGCTAGTACAAATGTTAAGTCTGTTTATATGATGGACGAAGGTTTATATATAATATCTTTTGTAGATAGAAATGTTACTTATGTTTTTGACACTACTTATAAGACAGAAAAAGAGACACCTAGAATAACTAAGTGGGTATTTGCAGATGATAGACAACCTGCTAGTTTAGCTTATACAACTAATTATGGTCTATTAGTAGGTCAGCAATCAGGAAGAGTAGCTACTTATGAAGGTTATTATGATGTAGATTATAGTGGTTCTAGTGTTTATACTTATAATAGCTATACAGTTTCTTTCTCTACAGTATGGATTGATTTAGGACAAGGTGTACAATCATCTATTCTTAAAAGATTAGTTATGCTTGTATCAGGAGGTCAAGGAACAGATGTAGGTATTAGGTTGTATAAAGACTTTGAAATGACACCTAAAATATCACCAACATTTAAACTTAATCCGACACTAAGTGGAGAACCATCTTACTGGGGAGCTACATTCTCTAAATATGGACCACTTACAGGTCACACACATACTGCTGCAACACATCCAGCAGCATCTAAGTATGCTCCAATCCACGGATTTAAAGAGCGTTCAATACCCTTAGCAGGAAGTGCTAAGTACATACGATTAGAGTGGGACGGAGTAACTAAAGGTTACAAAGCATCATTACAGTCATTATCATTATTATTTAAACAGGGCAAAATATTATGAGTAATTATACAATAGCCGTAGGTTGGTCTGGAAAAGATGCCTTGGCAGACACAGACCCCGGAAAGATTATTTCTGGTGATGATTTTAATACTGAGTTTACTGCGGTAAGAACATCTTTAAACTCTAAAGCAGACGCAAACGGTAGTGCATCAGAGAACTTTACTGTTAATGGCTTAACGGCTACTACAGGCACGATTGGCGGTGAGGAGATAGTTACCTTAGCTACACCACAAACGTTCACTAAAGCTCATCCTACGGCTTCTGAGACTATAACACTAGCATCAGCACAGACAGCTAACTTACTTAACTCTAATGTATTTATAGTTAGTGTACAAGGTAATCACGCATTAAATGTCTCTAATATGACATCAGGTGTAGAGGCTACGTTTTTAGTAAAGAATACAGGTGCTTATGATATTGCATTTAGTACAGACTTTTCATTTGTAGGCGGACATAACCCTACAATAACATCAGGTAATGGTAAGGTAGATTTACTTAAGTGTACTTCAGATGGTACTAAGATGTATTGTAATATAACTCAAAACCTAACTTAAGGAATAAGATATGGCGGGATTTTTTAATACTAGCTGGGATTTAGGAAATATGTTTGCTTCTCCGTTTTCAGGAGAGGGCTTTACATATGATGAAAGTGGTATGCCTTTAATGGATTCAGGTATAACGCCAAGACCGGGGAATGAAGGTCCGGGAATGATGCCAACTAATACTTGGGGAGCTCCTACTGGTTATGACCCTAGTCAACAGCAACAAGGTAATATGTTTAATCCTTATTCTGCCGGTGGTAATAATTTTTATAATCCTTATTCTTTTGGTCAGATGACATCAGGTACTCAATATGGTGGTGGTCAACAGCCTTGGTGGATGAATTACAATATGGGAAACTCTGTTGTTAATCCTCCTAATATGCCAGAACAATCAGTTCAACCTCAAGCACAAGCACCTAGAAGACCACAAGGTACTGGTCCTAATGGTAAAGACTTAAATTATGCTGAGACTATAAAGTATTTTGGTCTATATAACGATGCTGAGTCTGCTCTTGCAGCAGGTGATGAACAAGCAGCTTATAGACAAGACCATATGCAATGGAGAAGTGGTACAGGTAATTACGAAGGGATGGGTGAAGGTCAAGGACAATATCCGGGTCGTCCTGAATTAGGGATTGCTGGTGATGCGGAACGAATGGGAAATCTTTCTGGTATGTTTGGTGGCTTTAACCCTTTTAATATGTTTAAATCTTCTACTGATGAAAATGGCAGAACTAAATATGAAGTTAATAGTGAAGGCACAATGACAACAGGTGATGGAACTACTGTTGAAACTCAATTTACAAATCAAAATAATATTCCTTTTGAGTTTAGGACTTCAGGTGATGGGTTTCCTTATGGTCTTAAAAGAGGAGAATTTAATAATCCTAATATTTTTTACCCAAATACAAATACTACACCTTTTGGACCTGCAGCACCTAATGATAAACAATTAGCAGCAATTCAAAGAAGTCTTTTAAATCTGGTTTATCCAGTAAGAGATGATAGTAATAGTTTTATTGAGAGTGATATACCTAATTCATATTCTAACATACGTGGTGGTGATAGGTCTGGTCCAGCACCAACTATACAACCAGCACTAACTACACAATATGAAGCAGGACCTGCTGAAACTCGTTATGGTGTTAACAACTCAAGGGAATTAATAGAGTCTAATTTGTTTGGAGTAAATAAACCAACAGCAGTAGAAGATGCTTATAATCAAAGAAGATTCTTGTTAATGAGACAAGAAAGCGAAAAACAAGCGGCTATGGCTGAAAGCAAGAGAGCTGCTGAAGAATATGAAGCACAGAATAAAGCTAGAGAAATTGCTTTAGTACAAGCTAGGGCAGACAAAGCAGCTCAAGATAGACAAGATGCTGCTAGAAGACAAAACAATAAATATGAGACAGGACCAGTACCAAAAAACATATTTACATCAGGAACAGGCGGCTCTTCAAGCGGAAGAAGTAGTAAAGCAGGGAGAACAGCTCCAGCAGCACCTAAAGCACCAGCAGCACCTAAAACAACAACAACTCGTAGATATACTGGTAGATATGGACTATAAAATGAATATAATTAAGGAGATAAGATAATGAGTATATGGACAACTTTAATAGGGGCAGGTTTACAACTTTATGCTGGAAATAAAGCAGCAAGTGCCGCTACAGGTGCAGCTTCAGATTACAACACAGCATTAATAGAAGCTGCTAAACCTAAGAGTGTCTATGACCCTACAGCTTCTGCTATATGGGATGAAGAGACGCAGTCTTATGTCTTAGCTCCTTCTCAGCCTATGATGGGGCTCTTTGGAGCTAACCTTCAGGATGCTTATAGACAGAGGGCGATGATTGAAGATTATATGTCAGACCCTGAATCTGCGGCTCAAGCTAGGTTTGCTAAAACTGATGCAGCATTAGCACCTTTTAGGGCTAAAGAAGGTGAGGGTCTTTTAAGTAGATTATTACAAAGCGGTACTGCTGGGTCTAGCATAGGTGCAGAGCAAGTAGCTGCTAGAGAGGCACAGAACAGGCTTTATGATGCTACAAGATTAGAGGCTGAAAGAGCGGGTGTTCAAAGTGACATTACTAATTATATTAATCGTTCTAATATGGCGGCTCAAAATGCAGAAAGATATGGTTCTATAGGTCAAAACTTAGCTAATTTAGGTATGGGTTTAGGCAGTAATGCTTATACTGCAGCTTCTATGGGTGGACAAGGTTTAATGAGTGCTCAAGCACAACAAGGGGCTGTTAATGCAGGAATACCGTATGCTATAGGACAACAGCTTATGGGATATCAAAAAGACCCTATGGAAGATATTAAAGCACAGAATAAATATTTATCTAATTTAGGTTACAGACAATAATAATGATTTTAGGAGATAACTAATGGGAATGTTTGATGGACAAGGAGTAGACGGACCAGCTCCAACTAGTGCGGCAGATATGGTTAGAAGTGGTGCAAGAGGTCTTGGAAGAGCACTTCTTGACCCTATGATGGAAAGCCAAGGATTTGCTTCTAAAGAGAATAGAATAATGGAAGCTATGAAAGGCGTAGATATATCAAACGCTAAATCTGTTTCTGATACTTTTAGTAAAATTATGGAGATTGATCCACAAGCAGCAGCAGAGTTTCAAGCGCAAGTTCTTCCTTTATTAACTGCTAATCAAACAGCGGCAGCTTCTGACTCAGTTGGAACTTTAAGAAAAACTTTAGAC